CAGGGGCTGATAAAAAGACTGATTGGATGTTGCCATGGTTCGAAGAAAACTTTACCCTACACAATCCAGATGCGCAACTAGCAGTCTATGAGTTTGATACCTTCAGACAGGATCTACAAGGTTGGTTTAAGAAACCTGCCGCTATGATGGATGCTTCCGATATTGCAGATCAGGTTGTGTGGATCGACAGCGATTGCGAAGTTAAGAAGAACCTAGACGGTATCTTTAATCACATTTCATCTCAGAAGTTGACTATGGCAGTAGATCGTCCATGGACTACAAGACGTGGTGATCGTGGCACTTGGTACAACAGTGGTGTTGTGGGCTTTGAGGGTATTCCACCTATTCTATCTGAATGGGCTAGATACATCAAAGATGGACTAACGAATGAAGTTGGTGATCAGGAAGTGTTGAATTGGATGCTTGGTGGAGATCCCATCAGAGAGATTACCCATATCAATTCTTTGCCAGCAAGGTACAATTTCCTACGCCTAGATATACAAGATAAGTACCCAGGGTTTGACGATGCGGCTATCGTACATTGGACAGGCGGTAAGGGTAAAGAAGTAATTAAAGAGATGATGAAGTAATGAGCGAAGATATTGTAAACATTATTGGCAATGGTCAAAGTGCAGGGTACTTTAGAGACGACCAAAAGGGTATTAGATTAACATGCAATCTACCACCCATGGCTGTTGATAATGTATTTGCGACTATAATGGTTGACTTTAAAATGATGAGAGCAATTCAAGAAGGTAGCGTAACAGTACCCGGAAATTGGATCCTTGGCAACAGACCTAAGATCCACATGGAGCAGAACTCTAGCTTCTACCTAAAACATGCCAAACAGATCCGTGGCTTCTATCTTGATGTGCCACCATACGCACGTAATGCAACCGATTTCAATTGCGGTCACGTTGCAACCCACTATGGGGCTAGTAGATGGAAACCAAAGGTGTGTAACATGTTTGGATTTAACTCTATCTTCGACTTTGACATGACAAGCTCTACTGATTTCTATCTAGAATCAGATCGTGGTCAACAGAACACCAACAGACTGGCTAACAATTGGCGAGGAATTTGGCCTCAGTTGTTTAAAGAGTTCCCCGATACCGAGTTCAGACTATTCCATAAACATCCTAATACTAAGATGGAATGCCCACAGAATGTTACAATTGTAACACCATAGGGCTATTGACATCCATATTGTAGTTTGTTATTATATAAATAATAAACCGACTATAGAAGGATATCATCATGATTAACTTAACTTCCTTCGACAAAGAGAAGGATGACCCCTGCGATGACTGGTCAAAACACACAATCCCCAAACCAAAAGAAGAAAAGTAGAAGTATAGCCAAAATTACGAAGATCATGATGGATACCATTGATAACAACGATAACATGCTTGTTCCTTGGTATTTGATGGCGGCGTATGCTTACTATATAGATGACGATCCCATCCTAGAAGACGTTATGTTTGATAGGTTGGCTAATAAACTGCTAAAGGTGTGGGACACTGTAGAGCATCAACACAAGAAGTTTCTAACTAAGGACATGTTGATGGCAGGAACATATCTTGGAGAATATCCATCAAGAGTAGAAGGTGCTCTATCGGATATACGAAGAACTTAAAATTAATACTTGACGTAGAACAGAAACGATGTTATCATAACTTTAACAAGGAGAATCGCATGATGCCAAAACTAACAATTCCTAAGACGCCTAAAATGGAAGTCTTACGAAGTGCACTAGGCAAGGCAGATCTCGAATGGGCAGTTTTTAAGAACCATGATGAGAGAATGGTAACAATAAACGTTTGGATAGGAGAAGAAGATGAATAATGATAAGCTAATTACTAACACTATACTTGGTGTGGCTATTGTACTAACTGCTTTTTTTGCAACAAGGGCTAATGCCGATAATAATTCAACACCTATTAAGGGCACAGTTATGGACTACTATTCAGTAGTACAAGACAGTGAACCATACACTAAAAAAGAGTGTGTGAATGTAAATGTTCCAGTATACGGTACAGTGCATAAAGAAGGCAATGCCGCAGAGGGAGCACTACTTGGTATGATCCTTGGTGGTCTTGTTGGTAAGGGTGTTACAGGCGACGATAAAGGTGCCGCCGCAGGAGCTATCTTTGGTGGTCTTGTGGGTGCTGATAAAGGTGCTAAACCAAAACCCGGTCAAGGTGTTACGGGATGGCGAACTGAGAACCGTTGCGATTACGTAACATACTATCGTTCTATTGAACGTACAGAGTATAGTTACTCAATTATCAATTGGGAAATTGACGGTATTACTTACACAACTGAATTTGTAAAGTAATGGGCGTCACGGAGTATACAGTAGCTCCGATAACCATACAAGAAGCCACACCGTTTGTAGAGAATTGGCACTACTCCAAGAATACAAATGGTTTGGCTACACGATATTGTTTTGGACTGTTTAGAAGATCTGAAATGATTGGTTGTATGGTTTACGCCTACCTAGGTATGGCGAGTGTTTGGAAGAAGTATGGTGAAGTAGAGACAGACGTAGTAGAACTAAGGCGACTGTGTTGTATTGACGATACTCCCAAGAACACTGAAAGCTACTTCATAGCGAAAACTATTAAGTGGTTGAAGGCAGAGACTGATTGTAAAGTAGTAGTGAGTTATGCAGATACCATGCAAGGTCACGTTGGAACTATATACCATGCATCTAACTTCTATCATCTAGGCATGACAGCCAAGGGTAGATCTATAAAGATAAAAGGTAATGATCGTCTCTATCATGAGAAGACTATTAGGACATACTACCAACCTGTAAACGGAGAAAGACGTTTAAAACCTTATGCTCAGAAGATTAAAGA